TATAATTATGACCTTTTACTGGTTCACTATATATTCGAAGATCACCACCTTCGAGCGTTCTGATATATGGTTCAGATCTAAATCCTAATAAAGTTTCTGCATTAATAAGTGTATCACCTGTACCAAAAAAGGTGTTGCCGAATTCTTGATCAAACTGCAGCTGACTTGTGTTTGATATAGTTTCTTTTTTCCATTTCTCATCTCTTCCTGGTACATCCCACCAATCGACTCTAAATGAAATAAATTCATTAATTTTTTGTACTGCACCTTCCCAAATTTTATGAAATTGGTTGCCGATGCCGTTAGCGGTAGATGTAATAATAACCTTTGTGTTTTTACCGGCTGAAACAACTGGATATGTTGAGGTATAAAATTCATTTGCTCTTTCTACAAATGCAAACTCATCTAGGTAGAGGAGGTTGACAGACATGCCCCGAATAGAGCTGCCACTAGTAGCAGCAGCGATAATGCGTGAATTGTTACTAAACTCTAATGAACCTTTATTAAGTGCCTTCGAACCCGGCTGTAAAAAGAAAGGAACATTTTCCAGCATGAGCGTGATACGAGATAGCATTTCCCGAGCTGTTGCCCCTTTGTTCGCAAGAACCGCAATTGTTTTTTCCGGATGGAAGAGCGCATACCAGAGGAGGTACGCACACGCCGAGATTGATTTTCCAGACTGGCGGCAAGCAAGAACGATTGAGAAACGATGGTCATTGAAATGTCCAAACATCTTTTTTTGATAGGGATATAGTTTAAATGGCACTAAACCTCTATCAAGTGAAATTACCTTGACATAATTTTCGGCAAAGTATATGGGGTTAGTCATACACCTCTTATATTCTTGTAATAATTCGGGAGACCAAACCTGGAGAACACCGTCTCTCTTTACATTTGGGTTTCCTAAATATGAATCATTCTGTTGGAGTGACATCAATTAATTTTTCATCTTCACTATTCATCATTTTTTGTAGATCTGCTGTTGTTAGATAAAGATTATTTGTAGTCTGATTGCCAATTTGTTTTGGCTCTTCATTCTTATTCATATCTTTTTGTTTTTTATTCAGATCCATTAACTTGTCATTCACATCAGATATATTTTTAATCATTCCAGAAAGAACTTCATATGCTCTTGGATGCTCACTTTCTCGAGCAACTTCAATCATCATTTCCAAACTTTCTCTACCTTTTTCTATGAGATCATAGTAAGTTTGGCGTGAGTAATCATAGTCTGTTTTTACGTTTTTATTTTCAATATCACTCATATTTTTCTAATGGATTTTAGAATCCACCTCCACCACCACCGGTACTAACAGCAGATCCAAGAGTTGAAACAACCAAATAATCTCCATTTCCATCTAACACTGCTAGACAAGGAGATCCTGCATCACCATCTTGTACATAAATAAGTTCACCTTCTGAACCACCAGAAGGAAGTGTGTCAACTGTATATACAGTAAGCTGAGTTCTACCAAGATCAGGTTTATTTGAAAGATCGACATAGTTTCCAGAGGTTGCTACAGTTGCAAGTGTAGGTTTGCCTGTTAAGTCTGCATATGCACCTGAAGTAGCTACAGTTGCTAAAGTTGGGGCATTGACCAAACTGCTATATAATCCTGTTGTTGCAACGGCAGAAAGTGATGGTGTATCTGTCAAATCATCATACGATCCCGAAGTAGCAACAGTTGCTAGTGTAGGTTTGCCTGTTAAGTCTGCATATGCACCACTGAAAAGTGTAGGCTGATTAGATAAGTCATTATATGATCCAGAAGTTGCTACAGTTGCTAGGACTGGTTTACCTGTAAGGTCTGCATATGCACCACTAAAGAGAGTAGGTCTATTGCTTAGATCATTATATGATCCTGAGGTAGATACTGCAGCAAGAGCAGGTCTGTTAATTAGATCTGTGTATGATCCGGATGTCGCAACTGTAGATAAGCTCGGCGCTCCGGTTAAACTAGCATATGCATAACTTTGTCTGGATTGTATATATGCAGCATCAATCAATTGTGATGCATTTCCGGAATCAAAATTTGAAACACCACCAATCAATCCTTGAAGGTACGTAAAATTATTATCCATTTCAGTATGCGTAAGCATTGAGCCTTTTGTGGATCTAAGTGTGAGTGCCATTTTATTCTCCTAATTAATTTTAAGCACTATCAAATGCTAAGTCGATTTCTGTATCAAATCCGTAATCACTGTCTGGTAATCCAATTACATTTAATGGATTAGGATTAATTGTAATAGTTTCTAATAATTTATCTGAATCTTGGTTAATAAGATACACATCAGCAATAGATTTTCTAATAACTTCACCTTCACCAATAGGACCAAAGAAACTTAATTTCATTTCGAATTCTAATGTATATATGATTGTTCTACGTTGTTCCATAGGCGCATCATAATCATCGGTAAAGGATACGCCTGTAATAATAACAGGAATATCTTCTTTAAAGTCAGGATATTTTTCAGCAAATGGTTTAATAGTCAAGGTATACTGTGGATTAAATGTAGGTAAAATTTGTTCTACAATTTGTAACGCATCATCCTGACTTTTGGCGTATATATTTAACTGAAAATTAATATTATACGGTACCGGCGAATAAAACTTCTGTCTAGTCTGAGGTGTTGACCCTAAAGTTTTAAAGTTACTTACCTTTGTCAATTGTCGAGTAAGATCATAACTAATTTGAGTAATTTCAAATGACATGCGTGGCAGTTTGACTGCAATTTTTGTGTCGTTATTTAAATCACTATTTTCTCTTAGTCGCTCTAAATACTTCTGTTTAGGTGCGTATGCCAAAGGAACTTTTAATTGATTGAGAACACCGCCTGCAGCATCTTTACGAACTACATATATGTTATTGAAAAGCCGCCCAAATATAGCAACCGACTTGCGAATCTTTTCATGATAGAAATAGGTACCAAACATTATTGATTCTCCGGATCACCAAATGGGTTATCTTCACTAAAGTCAAGGAAATCATCTACAAATTGTTCAGTAAATAATTCATTCTGTTCGCCTTCAGATAATGTATTTATTTCAGTAGCAGATATGACTTCTAGACCTATTGAATAGGAAGGATTTGTTTTACTAAGTCGACTACTTAATACTGTAGGATTGCTTGCAGTAAATGTAGTAAATTTACCGTCGTTTGATCCCACATGAGCAAGATATAGATAACGATTTAAATCATTGGAAGAATCAAGTTGATATCTCTGAACCTCACCTCTCATAATAACACCTGAAGTCAGAGTCTGGGTTACACTATCTCCAATTTCGTATGAGCTATCAAAGTTTAAAGATCTTCCGCTTGATATTGTAACAATAGGTGCAGAATCATAACCAAATCCTCCGTTGATTACAAATAAACCATTTACTTCTCCAATTGAGCTATCAATAGTTGCTCGAGCAGTGGCTCTTTTATAATCAAATCCAACTTTAATTTCCGGAACTTGGTTATAATAGTAATCATCGCTATCAACAGGAACTCGAGTTGACCAAATATTATCAAAGATAGGTTGAGCAGATTTTTTTGTAAATGTAAAGTGGTCAAATTGTCCAGTAAAACTTTTACTTGGGATTTGAATTCCTGGTTTAGTAGCAATAGGAGAAATATTAGCTAAGTCTTTACCAACTCTAAAAATGTCACCACTATCATAAGGTGGGTTTAATTCAATATTTACATTAGTGCTTGGACCTATTTGTGTATTAACATTTGCTCTAAATGTATTTTTTAATAATTCAAAATGAATAAAATTCCATGCCCCCGAATCAAGCGGAAGACTCGTATTAAAAACAGTTTGGGTTACTCCAACTGCATGTGCATCTTGATAGATAGTTGAATCAACATTGAATACCATACCCGCATAACCGTAACTATCCATAACAATTCTAAAATCATCTGACCACAGAATTGTAGAAGCTTCAATGAATGTCGGTTTAATCCAAAATGCTATCTCAGCAATTTGTTGATTTATACCACCATAGCTATCTGTAAGAGTAGCAATAGTACTAGTATTAGAAGAATCATGTACTAAGGAGCTATAACCAAATTTAAAATCTTGGCTATCAATTCCGGCATAATCACTATCAATATTAGGAAATGACAAATGTACAGACGGATTATACTGATAATAATTTCCGGAATCTGTAATTGTTAAACTAGTTACTACACCCATTACGTAATACTCGCTGTTCCAGTTGCATTCCTAGGAGCTTTTAGAGTCACTTTATACTGGTATGCATATTTTCTTTCGATGTCATCGATACCTTGAACTCCCGTATCGAAATCTTCACCACTATATTCAAACAGAGTACAACGCATTTTATAGACAGGTAAATTTTCTATTTGATAAAATGGCTGTTCATGTTCAACATGCTGAATTTGAAACATTTTATTTGTTAGAGGAATATAAATGAGGTCACCTTCAGCCGGCCTCTCAACTTCAATTGCATTATCTGGTCTTCTTACTTGTGTAGCAAATCTTTGCTTAGACACCACTAGTGTTACTTCATCTCTAATTTCAACGCCAAAACGGGTATAGAGATCACCTTCACCGTCAAATCCTTCTACATTCTCGATATACATTTCAATTTTATGAGAATGAGGAAATAGAGATGCTACGTCGTCTCCAAGTAATTTATCTTCATTTACTAAACTTCTTGGTAGGTAATAGATATCCTGTCCATAGATCTTAAGAGCCTCAATAACGAGGTTCTCGTATAGATCCATTTCTGATCTAACCTTTTCAGAGAAATATAAATTACGAGCCATAAAGTTAACCTACAAAAAAATCTGCTGGAAATTCGTGCTCGTCTCTAATTCTTTGTCTAAGTGATTCAATTTCTGTAGTAGCATCATCGTACATTTGTCTGCCATTAAATGTTACTCCACCCGGTAACATTACTCCTTCAAATTTCATAAGATTCGATCCCCACTGTTGTTTAATGAGAGCCGTAGAATAATCCTTAAGCCACATATCGTTATAGATCGATGTATAAGTATCGGGATCAATAAGAGTATAAACTTCTGCTACCAAATAATCTCCTGCTATAATATCTTTTGTAGCAAAATCGCCAAAAATATACAGTCTATCTTGATGTCTAGACCAGTGTGTTTGTGGTGTACCATTTAATTTCATATCTAGCATTGAAAGATATTGTTGCATTTGATCATAATAAGCCAAATCTCCAGCAAAATTTTGGAGATCAGCAATATCGTTAAGCATCATTTGATACTTAATATCAAAGAAATTTTGTGAGCCAGAAAATGTACTTGCGACTGGAAAAAGCTTAGATATATAAAGAACATCTGAAGAAATAGGAATATATTCATTCGTAACATCAGTAGAAGTTACTTGATGTTTTAAATAAGTTTTTATAGTAGCGTCTGAGTGATATTCTTGCCAGTATTGAATTGCTTCGTCAATACGATCTTCAATCTGGTCCTCATCAACGTTAATTTCCAAGACTGGATCGCCAAGACGACGCTTACAATAATCAATTAGCGTATCTCTGGAATTAGGTGGTGCCATAAAATAGTCTCCGACATGTAAAATTCTTTTGACTATTTATATGTTTTATTCTTTAAGCTGGCTTAAATACTTTTACATAGTTTCTAGCTACAGATCCTAATTGAGCATTATCACCAATAGTAGAAAATACTCTAGTTGCATCAGAAGTAAATGCTATAGCATGTGACATACTATTTGTAAGACTTAGATCTGCTCCCTTTATACTAGCTTGTTTAGTCCATGCTGTACCATCTTCATTAGTTGATGTGTCTTTCCAAATATCAAGTCCACCATACTTATTAACAGTACTACCAGATTCTACTACATATGCAGATGAGACTCCTGCAGCTATAAATAGGCCATCGCGAGTCATTTCCATACCATTATTGCCCATTTGGCCTTGCGATTGCGCGCCGTATTGATACAAATCTTGATTTCTTAAAATTGCTCTTTGAGTCCAGCTGGTAGCATTTGCGTCTGTTCTTGTGTAAATTAAAATAGCGCCTTTGTAATCACCAGGATTATTGGTATCATTGCCGTCTGTATAACTAGGTGCACCAATTGCTATTCTTGTAGCATCACTGTTTAAACTGAAATTTTTACCTATTTCATATTGTGTATTTCCAGTTGTTATGCTATGACTATAACTCCAAGAATTACCTGATCTTAAATAAGCGTGAATCTGACCGGCTTGAACTGATCCATTCCAATAATTATATTCACCAACAAATACCCAGTTTCCATCCTCAGATACTCTTACACCTTGCCCAAAATATCCTTTTTGGTTTTGTATTGATCGACCGTATTCTACTCCACGATATGTCCATGTGCTACCAGATCGAGTATAAAAATAAACTTGTCCTTTGTTGTTTGTAGAATTTGAATGGTGTCCTATAGCCATTACACTTGCATCTGCACTAAAATCAAATGCGCCGTCACCAAAGTAATAATTCATACCAATCGGTGATCCAAAATTACTATGTGCAGACCAACTTGTACCTGATCTTTCCCATAGATAAACTCTACCGGTTAGTCCTGATCCATACCGTGATGCACCTACAACTAACCAATTACCATCATCGCTTATAGCAGCGCCTTGAGCACCGTGATAAATGTGAGGCGAGTTATTGTAACTTGTTCCAGCTTGCTGGATTTTTTGTTCTAAAGTCCAGTTAGCCCAATTATCTGTAGTAGTGTAAATATACACAGAACCAATATTATCGGTAGTACCAGTCTGATCATCTTCTCTTGCACACACCATAAGTCGAGTTCCATCTGGTGTTACGTCCATAATGTATGAGCCGAATTGAGCATTTACACTAGCACTAGTTTCATCAAAATTCTTGACTAAAGCAAAACCGTTACTCCAATCAGCCAAAAATGTTAATGTAAATGTATTCTGTACAGTAGCTTGATTAATACCATCTGATGCTTTAAATGTTAGCGTAGCTGCTCCATCGAATCCTAATGCTGTAGCAGAATCTTGGCTTCGTGGTGTAATCGTTACAACTGATGAATCTTGAGATACAGTCGCTAACTTAAATAGATCACCACCAGATTCAATCGATAGTACTAAGCTTGCATCAGCATTATCTGAATCAGTAGCTGTCATTGTAATTACAGTTGGAGTACCATCAGTTGCAAGAATAATTGTTCCGGAACTGCTTAGTGTTAATGCCGGTGTAGCATTAACTACTGCTACGTTGTACCAACCAGAACCATTAGAAACATAGATACGATTTGTGCTTGTGATGTATGCTTGATCACCAGCAGTTAGACCAGATGTTGGTAAATCATCTAGTGTTGCGTATACTACTAAT